CCGTAAGCAGGCGTTGGGGTCAGCTCCTAATGTGATCCATTCGTTGGACGCTGCACTGCTGCACAAGGTGGTGAACAAACTGGTAGACAAGGGGATCAATAGTTTTGCTACGGTTCATGACTCTTTCGCTGTTCACTATAGGCATACTGACGAGCTGCGTGACACAATCCGAGAGGTCGCGTACTCTATGTTCAGCAACGACTGGCTGCGTGACGGCTTCCATCGAGATGTGCAGTCTCGAACCCAGGTGGAGCTACCAGAGCCGCCGGAAACAGGAAGCTTCGATGTGCGTGAGGTTCTTGACGCCCCTTACTTCTTTTCATAGACCCCGGAGACAACGATGACAGTAGAACTAACGAGCTGGACGACAGCACCACACCTCATAGGCCCAGACGCCACCCTGGTTGATCTGATAGCGTACTATGCACGGGTGTCTAATCCTACGTCACAAGAGAACGGGAAGGGCACAGAGAAACTGGTCCGTTACCTCTTGAAGCACCATCACTGGAGCCCTCTGGAAATGGTTCACGCCACATGCAAGATTGTGTGCAGCAGGTCCATAGGTCGTCAGGTGCTTAGGCACAGATCTTTTGCGTTTCAGGAGTGGTCGCAACGCTACGCTGCAACAGAGACAAGCACACCTGACTATGTGGAGGCCCGCCTGCAAGACCTGACCAACAGGCAATCGTCGCTAGAAACCGATGACCCTGAGATGCAAAAATGGTGGCGATGGGCTCAGGATTCTGTGTCTGATCCAGCGTTCAGGCGGTACGACGAGGCATTGAAGATGGGCATAGCCAAAGAGCAGGCACGTTGTCTTTTGCCTGAAGGCCTCACACGTTCAACGATGTTCATGAGTGGATCTATCCGAAGCTGGGTGCATTTTGTGCAGCTGCGAACAGGTCCAGAGACACAGAAGGAATGTCGAGACGTAGCTAATGGATGTGCGGAACAGATCGCCAAGGTCTTTCCGATGATCGAAGAGTTCGTTCAGACTTGAATGAACTTAAGGACATCCACAGAAAACGAACTGAACTAACGACAGACGAACTACAGCTGTACAGTGTGTTTGCTTGTGAGACATTCATAGCAACCAATGGACAACTGCCCGTTGACATCGTCAACCAGTTTGGTAGAAACGGCATCCAAGCAAAAGATCTAATTGATCTCTGCCTTGAGAGCGTCTGGCACCTCGTAGATTTACCACTCCAATAGACCCAAAGGAAACAAAATGGCTCGTGCTTTTAAGAACGTAATCACTCCCGTCGCAACAGCAAGCTTTACTTGGCTTGAACGTCCTGACTCTGGCTTTGAGTTCAGCGACGACAAGTACAAAGTGACGTTGTTGTTTGACAAAGAGAGCGACGAAGGTCGTGCGTTCAAACAGAAGATGGATGAGATGACTCAAGAGCTTGCGTCCCAAGAGTTTGGGGACAAGGTCAAAGGCATCCAAGGCCCGCTTAAGGATGGCGATGAGACCGAGAAGGAAGACCTTCATGGTCATTGGTTCTTACGGACCAAGACGAAGTTCCAGCCTGGGCTGATTGACTGTGACTCTCCCCCTAAGCCGTTGTCTAGCGGCACCTTCCCACGCAACGGCGACAAGATCCGCGCTGCTGTTAAGATGTTCGCATACAAGGCAGGTGCTAACAAAGGCGTTACGGCCATGCTGAACACCGTCCAGCTGGTCGAGCAGCGTAACTCAGAGTCCGCTGGCTTCGACGACATCGCTGGCTTTGTTGCTGATAGCGCAACAGAACTAGAGGCTGATGACTTCTAAGCGATCGTACACCTTCGACATAGAGCCCGTACCTGCATCCCGTCCCCGCATCTCCAAGTGGGGAGCCTTCTACGGCAAGCGGTACGAGCAGTTCCGGCGCTCTATGGTCGTTGTGTTGGCGTCTTACGACGGACAAGAGCCTCTGTCTGGTCCTATTAAAGCAGAGCTTGAGTTCGTCTGTAAGAAACCTAAGACGACCCGTCGTAAGTTCCCTGTTGGTGATGTCGATAACTTCGCCAAGGGACCACTGGACTCCATGACAAAGCATGGTGGCTTTTGGAAAGACGACGACCAGATTGTAGATTTGACTGTAACAAAACGATATCCAAAAGAAGGCGAAAAGTATGGAATCATTTTCAGCTACGACAAGCGAGACAGTAGAGACTAAGCTGCCTTGCCCAGACTGTGGGTCTTCAGACGCTATGGCGCTGTACGACGATGGTCACACCCACTGTTTCTCTTGTGCCACGACTAGGCAACCAGACACGTTTGTGTCTCAAGATCCCAAGCCCCCTAAGAATAAAAACCTTATGCCCTTTGGCCACTACACGGCCATCGAGGACCGTAGGTTATCTGAAAAGATCTGCTCTAAGTTTGGCTACTTTGTTACTGAAGACAGCAAAGGCCGGACTGTTCAGGTCGCACCCTATCGTAATGCCAAGGGTGAGCCTGTAGCCCAGAAGGCACGAACAGAAGACAAGCAGTTCTACACTGTTGGTGACATGAGCAACGTGCAGTTGTTTGGTCAGCACCTTTGGAAACCAAGCATCCGCCTTGTGATCACCGAGGGTGAGATCGATTGCATGTCGTATGCCAAGGTCACAGATGGACGTTGGCCTGTGGTGTCGATACCAACAGGTGCTGCATCAGCCGTCAAAGCTATTAAGAATAACATTGAGTTCGTTGAGTCGTTCGACTCAGTGATCCTGATGTTTGATATGGATGACGCTGGACAGAAAGCAGCCAGAGAAGTTGCAGACACCATCAAACCAGGCAAGGCCTCTATTGCTAGCCTGTCGATGAAGGATGCCAACGAGCTGTTGGTTGCCAACCGTGTCAAAGAACTATCTGAATCGGTCTACCAAGCGTCTCCACACAGGCCTGACGGTATCGTCAACGGTATGGAGCTATGGGATGAGGTTTCTAAGAGTATCGAAGTGGGTCTCAGTTACCCTTGGAAGACTTGGAACGATGTCTTATTCGGACTACGTCCGCGTGAGGTGGTCACTATATGTGCTGGCAGTGGAGTGGGCAAGAGCACTATATGCGCGGAGCTTGCTTACAAGATCGCTATTGGAGACGATAGAAAGGTGGGTTATGTCGCGCTTGAAGAAGGACTAGGGCGCACAGGTCTACGCATGATGTCGTTGGCTTTGAACAAGCCGATACATTTGCCTAATGACATCACTGAAAAGGAACGCCGCAAAGCTTTCGATGCTGTGTTGAAGCCGGGTAACTTCTTTTTCTATGATCACTTTGGGTCTTTGGATTCCGACAATCTACTGAACAAACTGAACTACATGGTCCAAGCGTTGGGCGTAGAGGTCTTAGTGCTAGACCATCTGTCCATCTTGGTATCAGGGCTAGACTCATCGCAGCTTGGTGGGTCAGGCGACGAGCGCAAGGCTCTGGACTATACAATGACACAGCTCAGGTCGTTCACTGAGCGCACCAACTGTTGCCTTTTGTTAGTGTCGCACCTCAAGCGGCCCCAAGGGGACAAAGGACACGAGGGCGGCGAGAAGGTTTACCTATCTCACCTTCGTGGATCAGCTGCTATCGCACAGCTAAGTGATAGCGTCATCAGTATATCAAGAGACATGTCTTCAGGTGAACAAGAGATCCATGTGTCCTGCCTAAAGAACAGGTACGCAGGGATCACTGGTGACATGGGCACTCTTGAGTACAACCCAGAAACCGGAAGATTAACAGAGGTAATAGATGAGTTCTCATAAAGGGCGTCGAACCAAGAGGCGTAAGATCCGACAGAAACTTGTCGATCTAAAGGGTGGTGTTTGTGAAAGCTGTGGACAAAAGCATGACGCTTGTGTTTTTGATTTTCATCACAGAGACCCAGCGACTAAACGGTTTGTGTTGTCGGTAAGCGGCATGACAGACCACTCTTGGAAAGATGTTCTTGAGGAGGCAATGGGCTGCACGATGTTGTGTGCCAACTGCCACCGGATGTTACACGAAAAGGAACGACAGAATGACGACGCTCATAGCGGACATAGAGACCGATGGGTTTCTCCACCAAATGACACTCTGCCACTGTTTAGCAATCAAGGACACAACTGAAGATGTTGTCACAATTTACGCAGACCACGCGGGTTATCGCCCAATCTCTGAGGGACTCAGCCGACTGTCTAGAGCAGATTGCGTTGTCTTCCATAACGGAATTGGATTCGACATCCCGGCCCTCTTTCGACTTTATGGAACCGGAGTTATCGATTACTCAAAAGTCTTTGACACGTTGGTTGGAAGCCGTCTCAAAGACTCAACAAGAAGGGGCCACTCTATTAAAGACTATGGCCGAGAACTTGGAGAAGAAAAGCTAGACTACAACGACTTCACCAAGTTCACTGATGAGATGGCTGAATACTGTAAGGTCGATGTTAAGATCACGCAGTACGTTTACGACAAGACCAAAAGCGTGAAGGATTCCGACGCCTACAAACTTGAGGCAGACTTTGTTCGTGTCCTTCAGCTTCAAGAGGAACACGGGTTTCGTTTGGATCTCGACAAAGCTAACGACCTTTGCTCTGAGCTGCGCCAAGAGATCTCCAACCTTGAGGAAGAACTACAAGACCTCTGGCCCTCGAAGACCATAGAGCGTTGGTCCGAGAAGACCGGCAAGCGTCTCAAGGATAAGATCGAGGTGTTCAATCCGGGCTCACGCAAGATGATTGCAGAACGTCTGGCTGAGACACACGACTGGAAACCAAAGAGCTTCACGCCTTCTGGTGGCCCTAAGATTGACGAGGTGGTCTTGTCGAACCTGCCGTACCCAGAGGCCAAACAGCTCGCTAGGTACTTCAGGGTCCAAAAACAGCTTGGTCAGCTCAGTGACGGTGACAACGGATGGCTTAAGCTTGTGCGTGGTGATCGCGTCCACGGCGGTGTGTCCTCTATGGGTACAGCTACGCACAGGTGTAGTCACTTCAAGCCCAACATGGCCCAGGTCGATAAGAAAGATCTGCGTATGCGTGAGGTCTGGGTGGCTGACGAGGGTCAGGTTCTTGTGGGCTGTGACGCTGATGCTTTGGAGCTGGTGTGCCTAGCGCACTATTTGGGCAAGTACGACAACGGCGTCTATCGTGATGCCTTGTTGTATGGCTCCAAGGAAGAAGGCACTGACGTTCACTCTCGAACCCAGAAGCTTGTGGAACTTCCGACACGAGACGAAGCCAAGCGGATGCAGTACGCTTATCTGTATGGTGCTTCAGATCGTAAGCTCGCTTCGATATCTAAGGAAGCGGGTGGTCCTCTTAAGGATGGCAAAGAGATCCGCAAGCGTATGGACGAAGGCATCGACGGCCTTGGTGAGTTGTCTGACGGTATCCAGAAGAGAGCTAAAGCAGGTTGGTTCAAGGCTATCGATGGTCGTAAGATAACCATCAGGTCTCCACACAGCGCGCTGAACTTCTTGCTTCAGTCCTGTGGTGCTGTTGTCATGAAGAAGGCAGTGCAAGTCTTCCACTATGACCTAGCGGTAAAGAACAAACTGGTGGTGGACGGAGAGCCTCAAGGATTTGCCTATGTGGCGAACGTCCACGACGAGGTTCAGTTCAGTTCCGACCCTGATGTTGCTGACGTTGTCGGACAGGCTTTTGCTGACAGCATAACCGAAGCTGCTGTACGTCTAGGCATGAGGTGTCCTCTCAGTGGCACTTATGAAATAGGCGCTAACTGGAAGGAAACACATTAATGACAGTGGCTCTGCTTGATGGAGACATCATTGCCTATCGTTGTGCCATCGTTAACGAGGTGGATTTCGACGGTGAAAAGATCTGTGCCGACGCTAATGTCGCAAGATCCATAGACACTATGGTTCAGAGCTGGCAAACGATGGCTAAAGCTGGCAGCAGTATCGTGTGTCTGTCTGATGCCACTCATAAATACTTTAGGCACATCATTTACCCTGAGTACAAAGGCAACCGCAAAGGTTCTACTAGGCCTGTAGGTCTTGAGTATGCCATCAAGTATCTTGAAGAGAACTACAAGATTGCTAGGCGTCCAGGTCTTGAGGCTGATGACGTGATGGGTATCTTCGCAGGTTCTGAACACCTATCAGATCCAGTGATTGTATCCATTGATAAAGACATGATGACTGTCCCAGGTCGTGTGCTTAACCCGAACAAGATGAACAGGGCTCAGAAAGTTTCAGAGCGGTCAGCAGATCGCATGATGTTCTATCAGGCTTTGGTTGGCGACTCGACTGATGGATACCCTGGTGCCAAAGGCATAGGACCAAAGAAAGCAGAGAAGATTTTAGATGAACATGCGAACCCTTTGAGGCTTTGGGACGCTATGGTCAAACTATTTGACAACGAAGAGCAAGCCACGCTGATGGTGCAGCTGGCTCGTATCCTACGTCACACTGATTACAACGAAGAGACAGGAGAAGTACGCTTATGGAGCGCGTCGAACCCAAACTTGTGGATCACATCAACCCCCGACATTACAAGCGAGGCGGAATCGAAACCATCGATTACATCCGAGCCGTCTGTCGAGACCTCCCCGGAGACGAAGCCGTCTACGTTGGAAACATCATCAAGTACGTCTCAAGATACCAAGCCAAGAACCCGCAAGACCCGTCGCAAGACCTCAAGAAAGCGGAATGGTACTTGAACGAACTACTAAAAGTGTTGTTTGAAAAAAAGGAACTGTCTGCATGAACAACTACATACCTAACGACTATCAGAACTTTATTGCTCTTAGTCGTTACGCACGATGGAAAGACGACGAACAACGACGTGAGAACTGGGGAGAAACTGTAGATCGCTACTTCAACTATGTGGTTGATTATGTTCAGAAAAATCAGGACATAGAGAACTTAGACATAGACGTAGACACTATTAAACAGTCTGTTCTTGGGCTTGGTGTTATGCCGTCGATGAGAGCTATGATGACTTCTGGTCCTGCGTTAGATCGCTGCCACGTTGGCGCGTACAACTGTAGTTATGTACCAGTAGATAGCCCACGTTCTTTCGACGAGGCCATGTACATTCTAATGTGTGGTACAGGCGTTGGCTTTAGTGTCGAACGTGAGAGTGTTCTAAAGCTGCCTGTTGTCAGCCCTAAGAGCGATGATTCTCTGATAGGATCAGGGATTACTATCGTTGTTGAAGACAGTAAGATTGGTTGGTGCAAAGCGCTTAAGGAACTAATAGCTCTTCTATACCGTGGTCATGTTCCCAAATGGGACACATCAAAGGTTCGCCCAGCAGGCGCACGGCTAAAGACCTTTGGCGGACGGGCGTCTGGTCCTGAGCCACTCGAAGATCTGTTTAACTTCTGTGTCGAGAAGTTCGATAAGGCCCAAGGCCGTCGTCTATATTCTGTAGAAGCTCACGACATCATGTGTAAGATTGGTGAGATCGTTGTGGTCGGTGGTGTCCGACGCAGCGCGTTGATCTCCCTGTCGAACCTCAGTGACCCATCGATGCAAAAGGCAAAGTCTGGTGACTGGTGGACACGAGAGCCCCAGCGTGGCCTAGCGAACAACAGCGTATCGTACAAAGAGAAGCCCGATATGTCTGTGTTCTTTCAAGAGTGGCATTCGCTCTACGAAAGTAAATCAGGTGAGCGTGGTATCTTCAACCGAGAAGCAGCTCGTAAGCAGGCCGCTAAGAATGGTAGACGAAACACAGACAAGGACATTGCTTGGGGAACCAACCCATGCAGTGAGATTATCTTGCGGCCCTATCAGTTCTGCAATCTGTCTGAGGTTGTTGTTCGAGCAACTGACAGCCTTGAGGATCTAAAGGAAAAGGTACGCCAAGCGACAATCTTAGGAACCTTACAGTCTTGCTTGACGGACTTTAAATACCTTCGCCACATTTGGAAAAAAAACACT